ATCCCGATGCCGCCCGCGCTCCTTAACTGGGGCGCGGGTTTCTTTTTGACGGGTCCGACAGCGCAATGCGCGTCTCACTTTGCGTCATCTGCGGGAACGAGGCCGAGCACATTATCGCGATGCTCTCGAGCTTCGCGCCTGTGTTCGACGAGCTCTGCATCGTGCGGGCTATCGGAGCGAAGGAGGCCGACGCGACCCTTGAGATGGCGGCGGCCTGGTGCCGCGAGAACGGCAAGGACTTCCGCGGGGCTGAGTACCGGAACGGCTACGGCGCGGAGAAGTGGGACCACGTCGACTCCTTCGCGCGCGCCCGCAACGCGGCCTTTGCCAAGGCGACCGGCGACTGGATCGTCTGGTCCGACTGCGACGATCTGCTCGACGAGGCGCACGACTTCCGCGATCTCCTCCGCACGGTGGCGCCCGAGGTTCTGATGGTGCGCTGTCCTTACGACGTCCGCGGGACGAACAAGAAGCTGCACCGCGAGCGGGCGATCCGCCGCTCTGCCTTCGAGGCTGGCCGCGTCTGGCATCACGACGTCCACGAGAACCTCCTGCTGCTTCCCGGCGACAAGCACGAGGACTGGCCGCGGCCGGTCTGGGTTCACGCGCCGAAGTCGGTCAAGAAGGAGAACCGCCGGCGGAATCTCCGCATCCTCGGGCAGTCGGTGAAGGAGACGCCGACCCAGTATTTCTACATCCACCAGGAGCATCTCTGCGCCGGCAATCGGCAGGCCGCGGAGCAGTTCGGGAAGATCGCTCTCAGCTTCCCGAATCTTGAGCAGTCCTTCCGATACGAGGCGCTGCTCAACCTAGCCAAGCTCTGCGGCGATTCGCGCGAGGCGATGAGCTACGCGCTACAAGCACACGCCGTTTTCCCGTGGTGCCGCGAGGCTTACGCCGCGATCATCCTGCTTCTCTTCGAGAAGAACGACGGCGCGCGTGCGCGCTGGTGGGCCGAGGAAATGCTGCGCCATCGCGAGCCAATCGGCGCCGACAAGCCGTGGACGTCGGAGGCCAAGTACTACGGCTGGGCCGGCTACGATCTGGCCGCGCGGGCCTTCCGGCTGGCTGGGCTAGACGCTCGGGCGGACGTGCTTCAGCAGCAGTTCCATCTTGGAAAGCATCCGCGGATCTCGCTCGTCCACGCGACCCGCGGCCGCACGTCGAAGGCCGTTGCCTGCCGCGAGGCTTGGCTCGGGCTGGCTCAGGATCCGACGCGCATCGAGCACGTGTTCGCCGTGGATGCGGACGACAAGGAGTCGGTCACGATGGGCAAGCAGTTCCTTAGCGTCGTCTCGGACAAGCGTTCCTGCGTCGCAGCCTGGAACCTCGCAGCCAAGAAGGCGCGGGGCGATCTGATAGTGCAATTGTCCGACGACTGGGTGCCGCCGATTGGCTGGGATGCCAAGCTGCTCTCGCTCGTCGAGGATCGCGACTTGCAGAAGGAGCCGATCGTGATCGCCGTGCACGACGGCCACCGCACCGGCCCGCTGCTTTGTATGGCGATCCTCTCGCGAGCGCGCCTCGAGCAGCAGGGCGGAGAGCTCTTCCACGAGGGCTACGAGTCGGTGTTCTCCGACAACGAGTTCAGCCACCGAGCCTGGCGGGACGGCATCGTGATCGACGCGCGCCACCTCTACCGCTTCGAGCATCAGCATCCGGCCTTCAAGAAGGGGCAATGGGATGCAACCTACCAGCACAACAACACGAAGGAGCGTTACGATGCCGGCCTCGAGCTCTTCAAGCAGCGCAACCCAGACGCCGACTCCAAATGGACCACGCCGTGAGCAGTCAATTCACCTACGAGTATCGCATCCACAACTCGACGGACGCGCTGATGTCGCGCGACCGCACGATCCACGCGCAGTACGATCACGCCTACGTCGCGCGCTATGAGAAGTATCCCGAGCGCGAGCTCTCGGAGATCCGCGCGGCGCTGTTCCGTCGCTTCTTTCCAGAGGCGTTTATCGTATGCGACATCGGCTACGGAACCGGCGCGTTCCTGCGGGCGGTCAACGATCGCAGTCCTTGGGTCCATTGCTGGGGCTACGACGTTTCCCCATATCCCGCGCCGTCGTTCGTGCGCGTGGATCCCGAGTGGCAGCGGACACGCTGGCCGGTGGTGACGTTCTTTGACTCGCTCGAGCACTTTGACCAGCTGCCGCGGTTCGAAGCCGATGGTGCGATCGTCTCGGTCCCGTGGTATCACCCAGCGCTCGGCGCAGAGTGGTTCTACCGCTGGAAGCATCGCCGCCCAGGTGAGCATCTCTGGCACTTCACGCCGGAAACGCTGAAGAACGCGATGGCGCTCAACGGGCTTCGGCCGGTCTTCATCGGCTCGCCCGAGGACGCGGTCCGAAAGAATGATGGTGACTGGCCGAACATTCTTACGATGGTCTTTAAGACGTGAGAATCTGCATCGTCTACCATCAGCGCCTCGGCGACATTATCCGCGTCCTGCCGATTGCGCGGCATCTGGCGAGCCAAGGCCATTCCGTCTACGTCGAGTGCTTCGCCCAGTATTGGGGGCTCTTCGGCTGCGTCAGCTACGTGCGGCCCTCGGATCCGAAGCAGCGCGACAAGATGCGCTTCGGCCGCGTGCTCGAGCTTGAGATCTGGCCGCACCGCTACGATGAATACCGCGCGAGCGGGAAACCCTGGGGCGACTTCGTCTTCGGCCTTTTCCCCGAGTTCGCCCAGCTGAACCAGCGGCCGGAGTTCGACCTGATCGATGAGCAGCCGCCGCTGGAGGACTACGGCTTCAGCCGCGAGATCTGCCTGCTCGCGCCGTTCGGCTACTCGCAGGGCAAGCAGTACCACGCCGGGCCTCTGATGGAAGCCTGCCGGCGGGTCGCCAAGCGGCCGATTGTCTTCCTCGCGGACGAGGCGCAGGAGGCGAAGCTCCTGACTTGGCGCGTGCCGCAGACGATGATCCTTCGGGCGAAGTCTCCAGCGCACTTGCCGCGGATCATCCGCGACGCGGAGGAGATGTTCACGATCAACTCCTCCCCGTGCATCATCGCCGGCGCGGTGCGGAAGGAGTTCTGGCACGTCTCGTCTGGCGTCGCACAGGATGATGCCTTCTCGCCGGCCTCGCGCGTTGTGACAGTTGGAGATTAAGTATGGCCGCAGTCCGCGACTTCGATCCCGTGCAGCTGGCGCTCGACCAGGGCGCCATTCTGGAGCAAGCCGGCATTACGTTCTCCTACCTCGGCAGCACGATCACCGGCGTCTGGTCTTCAAGCCGGAACCTTTTTGACGAGTTCGAGGACCAACGCCGGGACGACGTGAAGTTCACGGTCTTCTTCACGACCTCCTCGGTCACGGGCACGCCGGCGCAGAGTCAGACGCTAGTGCGGGCCGGCACGACCTACTTCGTGGAGCAGGTGCGGTTCGACGCGGAGGGCGCGGGCTGTGAGATCGACGTCTGCAAGGTGATATGATCGCGATCACAATCGAGAATGAACGCTTGTCCGCGGCGCTGACTGAGCTCGCGCGCGCCTCGCAGTTCGGCCTTGGCCCAATCATCAAGGAAGAGGGCCGGTATCTCACGCAATTATTCATCAAGTTCACTCCTCCAAAAAGCAAGAAGCAGGGCGTTAACGCGGTCCGCAAGGACATCGGCAAGATGACCGCGGTGCTGGATTACAACACTCTAAAGGCCAAGGCTGCACCGGGAAGCATCTATGAATCGATGGCGCGGATGGTTCGTCGGCGCGAGACTGAGAAGCTGAACAACTTACTGCGAAACCCCAAGATCTCCTACTGGGGCGGCCGGCGCGTCCTATCGGATATCACTCAGGTCGCAGAAGTTCATTTGCGCGCGCGCAACAAGTACGGCCGAATCCCGAAGGATCAGAACGTGGCGGCCTACAAGACCGACGCGAGACGCTATCGTAAGGCAATCGAGGACCGCGTGGGCTGGACCGTTGCCGGATGGATTCCAGCGGCGAAGGCGACGAGGGCTCGCTACAAGAAATTTGCGGAGCCTTTAGCTGAGAAGGCCGGCGACGTTGCGTTTTGGTTTGGTAGGGCAAACGAGCGCCCAGTTTTTATCGCAGCTCGAAATCGCAATGTTAAGATTCCGAATTACCAGCGGATGATCGACGGCGCGTTTAACTCCCGCGTATCTACAACGATGAAAAAGGTGAAGCGGCTCTTAGCTGGCAAGGCCGTCAACCTAGGATTCACTCGTGTTCAAGGCGCCCAACCTATCCCAGAACTGGGCGAACAAACGATGCCACAACTTCTTGCCGCGTGAGCACCCGCACCAACATCCGCAACGCCATCGGGCTAAAGCTGACGCAGGCTAGCGTCGTGCCCACCGCGAATCTACTCAAGGGCCGGAACAACACGCTTGCCTCAACGAGCTTCCCGTCTGCCGCCGTTTACGCCGTCAGCGAGCAGATTGAGGTTCGCACGCTGTCGCCGTCAAATCGGACGCAGTACCGCACTCTGCAAGTGATGGTAGATTATTTCACCGCGGAGGTGGCCGGCTCGACGACGATCATCGACGACCTATTCGATACGGGCTCGGCCGCGGTCGAGGCCGCGGTGCTCGCTGACGTGACTCTGGGCGGCGTCTGTGATGACCTACTTCTGACGTCCGTCGATTATGTGATCGAGCCTGACGAAGAGCGTCGCTGGGGCGTCGCTCGTCACACCTTCTCCTGCATCTATTTAACCACCGACTAAAATGGCGAACCACTTAGGCCGCGAAGGCACCGTCAAAATCTCGTCGACCACCATCGGCGAGCTCCGCAACTACTCCTTGGCCCACTCCTCCGACGTCGTCGAGGACTCGGTCATCGGCGACACCTACCGCACGCGGAAGGCCACGCTGAAGACCTGGAGCGTCAACGGCGACCTCTACTGGGACGAGACCGATGCCGGCCAGATCGCG